CTAGGCTGGTGCTGTAGTTGTGCAAAGTATCCAGTAATAGGTGCCACTCGCAACAAACTTCAGCTTATGGGTAGCAACACAATCTGCGCTAGTAGAGAAGATGTCGTGTATGCCAACAGCAGCTGGTGTAATGTCGGAGAAGTTGAAGAGATTGTTCATCTGCTGAGAACCACCGCCCAAGGCTGACCTCTCTCGTAACTGAATATATGAAGACAGATAGTTATTAATTCCAGTGGTACAGCCATTGGAAAAGTCCAGGCAGAGAACAGCCATCGTATCCTGGTTCACCGCAGTTGCCGGGATTTCTAGCCTTCCCTCTATGACAGATGTTCGGCCAGCAACACTATTGAGAACGCCCATTTTTACCTTAGCGTAGATGGAGCAAGCCGTTGTGCCTTGGTCGCTAGTATCAGATAGGGTAATAGTTGAATTAATACCCTGAACCATTCCACCTTTTATAAGGGTACATCCAGTTACTACCTCAAGAGTAGTCAGTGCCTTAGCAAGGCTATCAGTTAAGGCGTGTTCTATGTGATGTGCCACTATTTGCTTCTTCACATAGAAGTCCCCTGGCGAAGTAGGTGCCCTGCCAGTCAAGCTAACTTCTGGTTGTGTAGCCATTTTAATTGTTCCTCCGTATTAGATTTAAGAATGATTAGGCTCATCCTCAAGCCGATGCCTATGTAGCATCAAACCCTATCAGGGCTGCGACCTTTACGGCAGAGAACAGGGCTATCGAGGTGTACCACTTTATCCTAGTCCTGCTTGCATCCTTGGTCTCCAGTGAGCCAATCGTCTCTACCTGAATATGACCAGGGCTCGTTAGACCAGCCAAAGCACCCTCACCTAGCTGAACAGCGTAGATAACGGACTCATCGCCGGTTGTGGTTGAAATCTCCACGTTAGCTGCCCCGGCACCAGCAGTTTGATGGGTATCCAACTGGAAGTCATTTACCCAGAATGGGATGCCGTTATACATAGTAAGGAAATTCCCAAATGCGTCCTTGCTGGTCTCCAGGTTAAAGCCTGCTGCTCTGGTTAAGTCCTGAATCAGTCGCCTTGTCCGCTTGCTCATAATAAGGGCATCGGGCTTACCACCCTTTACCGCATCGATGACCTCATCTAACTTAATCAGGGTCAGAGCAGCACCACCGGCGGTGCCGATTGAAACAAGCTGTGTACCCGCAACAGTGGTATCAATCAGCTTCCGTATCCCGTCAAACTGTTCTGCCACAACAGCGGAGTCTCCATAAAGGAACATCTCCTCCCACTTGTGGCGTAGAGCCTTAGCCTTTAGCTCAAGCACAGCAGCCTCAAGGTCTTGGACGTTAGACCTGGTTGCCTTCAGGTAGTTATCCACATCAGCATCCCCACCCATAATCTTCAGTGTAGCTGTTATCTGGGTGAAGGTTGGAGTGGATTCGTTCCATGTATCGCCCACATCGTAAAAATCAATTTCGGGCAGGGCGTTCTCGCGATTGAATGTTAAGCCGTTCCCGACGATCTCAATAAAAGGCATATTTGCGAGAACAGGTGAGTCCTTGACAACATTCTCCACAACGCCTTCCAGCAAGATGTCGTTTGACAGCTTACTTGCTTCAACAATGGTCATTGCCATCGCCGTTTACCTCCAAATTTATTCATGCCTTCGCTTCGCCTCCGCTAACCCAGCTTTGATTTTCTCCGTAGGAGTCATCTCAGAGATGTCTTTGGAGACGGACGAAGCCGTGATAACCTTGACGACTTTCTTAGTCCCCTTGGTGGAATCTTCACTCGGTGTCGTCTCATCCGGCTTAGGCGTTTCGGCAGGCTTGGCTACTTTCCCCTTGATAGCGACAATGGTGAGCCTTAATGCCCCATCATTATCACCCTTGCCAAAGGCTTCTTTTGCAGGTTTGAGTGCTTCATCATCGGGAGACACATTGGCAACATCTAAAAGCTCATTTATATGAGCTAACGTCTTGGCAGACTCCTGATAAGTCTTGGTTGCCTTCTCTCTTGCCTCACGACTCTTAGCCACTTTTTCCTGCGTTTCCTCACTAACCTCTGATAGACTAGAGAGGATTTCGAGTGTCAACTCCTGCGACTTGCCTATGTCTTCCACCCTTTGAGAAAGAGAGCCAACGTCCGTCCCCTGCTTTTCGAGAGTATTTAACCTGGTAATTGTCTGCTTGTGAATACCCTCAAGGGTCTTGAACTTCTGCTCCCAATCCTCTGGTTTGCCTTCGCCCTTTGCTGGTTCTGGCGTTACACCTTTCCCCTCTGGTTTCGTTGGAGTAGCTGGCGGAGTAGCTGGCGGTAGTCCTTCCTTCGGGGTTTTAGTGTCTTGCCTTTCTACAGTTAAGGCTTCGACCGGGGGTTCATTGGTTTCCATGATTTAATTATCCTCCTTGTTTATTTTGACTTAGAGCTTCCGAT